CGTCGATCCTTTCGCGGGTAGTGGTTCGGTGCTAGTGGCGGCGCGATTGTGTGGCGTGCCGTCGGTCGGTATCGAAATCGAAAAGGGCTATTGCGACGCGATAGCCGAACGTCTAGCGCAAGGGGTGCTATTCGGTATGGGTAGGGAATGATGCGGCCCCGAACGCGCGCGCGCACGGCGCCAGCGGGGTTTGGGGCGAGACTGTCGGCCGCGTGGCGCAATCGGTAGACGCGCGGGTTTTAGGTACCCGTCGTTGCGGGTTCGAATCCCGCCGCGGCTATTTTTGGAATTCTTGCGGAATTCGTCCAACGTTGGTTGACACGGCCGCGGGCGTTGCTATTGTGTGTGTGTCGCGACGAACGCGACAGGCCACGGCGGCCGACGCCGACGACAGGGGTTACAAATGAACACCACCGAAACGACCGCCACGACGACCGAACCAACCGCCGCCGAAATGCGCGCCGCGCGCGCCGCCGCGGGATTCGCCACCCTTCGCGGTCGCGCGCTTCGCGCCGCGGAGATTGTGCGCGCGGGCGGCTACTTCGAAGAGCGCCTAGAGCGTAACTACCACGGCGTGTCGCAGTTCCGTACGCGACTCTACAACGCCGACGGCGTGTGCGTCGCGGGCTTCGGATACGCGGCCGCGCGCGATTGCAGCAAGGCGGGCATCCTTCGCAACCGCGCTATGTGGCGTACGTCGGTATGGGCGTCGCGTCAAGTGTGGGCAACCGCGCCCGCGTGCGCCGACGAAATCGCGGTGGACGCGCACCGCGACGCCGAACGCGATTGGAACTAACCCCCGCGCACGACGGCGCCGCGCGCCCCCGAACGGGGGCGCGTGTCTTTTTGCGATTCTGTCGGATTCTGTCCAATGGTGGTTGACACGGTGCGGCGCCGCGCTATACTCCGCGTGTCGCACGACGCGACAGGCCACGCGGGCCGACCGCGCCGACAGGGGTTGCCAAATGTCCGACACGAACACCGTTACACTCACCCACGCGCAAGCCGCCGCCATTATCGACGGGCTTACCCGCCAACAAAAAATCACCCTCCGTATTATGGTTGAAGAGCGCCGCCGCGGTTCGTTCGCGGCCGCCGCGTCGTTCGTGTTGGGTTCCAATTTCCGCGTGTTGTTCGCGAACGCGAACGGCCGTTGGTTGTCGGACGACGAAATCCGTACCGATTGCTACCGATGCGTTGGGGGTGGCATTTGAGCGCCCCCGTAACGCTACGGCCGTGCCCGACGTGCGCGGATTGCCACGGCACGGGCGACGTGTTCGACCGCGACGCCGACGGTACGCGGGTCGTGTTCGATTGCCCGTGCGTGTTCGCCGACCTGTCGGCCGCGGAATCCGCGGCGGTGGATCGCGGCGGGTTCGTCGTCGTGCCCGCGCGGTAGAATTGTTTCGGATTCTGTCCAATGGCGGTTGACACGCGCGCGGGCCGCGCTATACTCACCGCGTCGCCACTACGGCGACGGGCCGCGGCGGCCGACGCCGACAACGACAGGGGTACACAATGAACACGAACGCAACGACCACGGAACTTACTAACGCTTGTCGCGCCGCGTGCGCCGCGCATATCGCCGCGAACAATTACGCTATGGCAGACATGATCGCCGCGGGTTGGGCTTTCGCCACAAGTCGCGGCGCGGGCTTCGACGACGCGGGCTACGCGTTCCGTCGCCGCGTCAACGTCGCGTATAAAACCGTTCAACGTGAAACCGTGCGCGGGCTTCGCGCGCACCTTGCCGCTACCGAAATCGGGGGTGGCAATTGAACACCGCCGACGCTACGTGGTCGTTGCCCCTTTGGGATACCGTTGGTAACGGTTGGCAATCCGCAATCGTCGCGCGCATCCACGGGCTACCCGTTCGGCTCGATTTCGTGTCGGGCGATGCGGGGTTGTTAGTCGCCGTGTCTGTCAAGGGGCAACACGTCCACGCGTACGCCGAAAACGCGCGCGACCCCTACGCGATAGAACGCGCGAAGCGTTGCGCGGAGGATTACGCCGCGCGCGCCGCCGCCGAATCGCGGTAGACTGTCGATATCTTTTCTTACCCGCGCACGCGTTCGGACGTTCCGACCGCGTGCGTTTTCGTTACGGGTAGACGTAACGCCGTCGCGCGCCGATACTAGCGCCATGCCGAATTCGCGTACAAAGGGTGCCGTCGGGGAGCGCGAAGCCGCGGCCGCGTGGACGGCCGCTACGGGGCTTTCCGCGCATCGCACCGCCCAACGGACAGGGCGCCACGGCGACGCCGACGTGGCCACTACGGCGCCCGTGCATTTGGAAATCAAGCGCCGCGCGCGAATCTCCGCTATCGAATTCCTACGGCAAGCCGAACGCGACGCGGTCGTGGGGGCGGTGCCGACCGTGCTATGTCGCGAAGACGGGGATACGGAATGGGTGGTAATGCTACGACTCGCCGACCTAACGGCGCTACGCGTCGCACTCGCAAGCGCCGACGGAAAGCCGCTACTATGAAACCGCACCCGCTAGCCGCGTTGGATAGAACCGTGAACGTAGCGCAATTGTTCACGCTTATCGGTGGCCTATGGTGGTTGGGGTCGGAAGTCGGGCGGCGCGATTTTCAACTATCGAACACCGTCGGCCGCGTCGAAGAATTGGCTAGCATCGTGCAGGATTTGGCAAAGGCGCAGATAGCGAACGCTACGGCCGACGCGGGTAGCCAACGTGAATTGGACGCGCTTCGCGCGCGAATCGAACGACTAGAAGAAAGGCGGCAATAATGGACGCAATCAAAGGCGGTTCGTGGCGTACAACAGTAGCGGGCGTGGCGGCAATCGTCGTCGCGGTCGGTACGGCGGTTACGGCGTTGTTCGATAACGACCCCGTAACGATCCCCGATTGGGGCGCGGTCGCGGCCGCGGTTATGGCGGGGCTAGGGCTAATCGCCGCCCGCGACAACGGCGTGTCGTCCGAACGCGCGGGCGCGAAATGATCGCGGCGCTAGCCGCGTTTCTGTCGGCCGTGCTGCAATCCATCCTTTCGACCTATGGAAAGTACATTGGCAAATCCACCGCGACCGACACGCCTACGAATCGTGGCCTTTTGCGCCGCGGCGGTGGCCATGTCCGCGATTGGTTGCGCGCGAACGGTGCTAGTACCCGAAGCCGCGCCGATTCGGATAGGGCCGACGATTAGCGGCCGCGTCTATACCTACGCCGACGGCGAATGGACACTATCCGCGAACCGCGTAACGATCCCTGAAGGTTGGTACGCGGTGCCGCCGTCGTTCGTGGAGGATGCCGACGATGCGCGCGCGGAGTAACCTACCGCCACGCGGGAACGAACCACTACCGCCCGCGCGCGAATGGTTCACGACAGGACAGGTAGCCGCGCGGCTAGGGGTGTCGGCCACGCAAGTTTCGCGGTGGATTGATTCGGGCCGATTGGCGGGCATTCGGATACCCGCATCGCGAGATAGGCGCGTCCATATCGCGGCGCTTCGCGCGTTCGAAATTCAATACGGCTACGACCGTGCAAGGCGGAACGAATGAACCCACGCTACCTAACCACTATCGACCCCAACACGTTACCCATAGCCACGGGCGCGGGTATCGGCGTCGGTAGCGACGGGCTAATTTACGGCGCGACAGTTACGGAGTTTACGTCGTCGGGCACGTTCTATAAGTCGGAGGGCGCCGAAACCGTAACCGTCTACCTAGTCGGCGGCGGTGGTGGCGGTGGCGGTGGCGCGCGCGTCAACACGACCGCGGCCGATCGTAGCGGGGGTGGTGGCGGCGCGGGTGGCGGCGGCGGTGTCGTCGTGTTGCTAGCGTCCGACGTGGCGACGTCCGTTACCGTTACCATCGGTTCCTTTGGGTCGGCGGGCGTAGGTGGCACGACCGCGACTAACGGCGGCGGTGGTGGTACTACGTCGTTCGGTGCGCTATCTGTCGCGGGTGGCGGTGGTGGTGGCGCGGGTAGCAACGCAAACGCGGCGGGCGGCACGGCCGTAGCGGCGTTCGGTGTCGCGTACGGCGCGGGCGGTGCATCCAACGTCGCGTCGGTGTCTACGGGCGGCATTCGCGGTTGGTTTTCGGGCGCGGGTGGTGGCGGCGGCGGCCCGTTCGACCTTGCAAGCCTAACGGGTTTAGCGGGTAGCGCGGGCGGTAGCGTGAATTCGCAAACTACGACGCGCGGCGGTGGCGCCGCGGGCGGCGCCGCGGGCGTCGCGGGCACGGCGGGTAGCGTGTCGGGGCTTTGGCGCGGTATCGGCACGGGCGGCGGTGGCGGCGGCGGAAACAATGCCGCGGTGGCGGGCAACGGCGGCGCGGGTGGCCGCGGTAGCGGTGGCGGTGGTGGCGGCGCTTGCTTCAACGCGCGCGCGGGCGACGGCGGCGCGGGTGGTTCGGGGTATGTATTGGTGGTGGAACAATGAACCGACACGCTATCGTCGTTGCAAGCGTTGTAGAGAACGTCATACTTTGGGACGGCGTCGCCGAATGGGCACCGCCAGACGGCGCTACCGTGGTTGCGTTGTTTGTCGACGAATCGTGCGACATCGGTTGGAGGTACGATGCAAAGGGAAGCCCGCGGTTCGCCGCGCCTACGCCATGACACGCGCGCGAAAACTTACCCCCGCAGAATCACCCGCGACAGATTCCGCTATTGACGCCGTCGGGCATCGTGCGGGATTGGTGATTGTCCGACGCGCGCTACGCGAAGGTTGGAAAATCCCGCCGCACGTGCTAGCCACGTTGCCCGACCTAGTTACCGAAATGGCAACCAATGCCGCTAGCGAACGCGACAGGTTGCGCGCCGTGGAAACCCTGTTGGCTATGCAACGCGCCAACCTAGACGCGTTGGTAGCGGCCGACCGTTGCGAACGTCTAGACGGTGGCGGCGCTACGGAGCGCGTCGAATTGGCGCCTATCACGCTTCGCGCGGGTGGCGCGGGTTCGTGATTGTTAGCCCGCCTACGTTGCCCGCTATGTACCCGCGGCAATTCGCCGCGATATGCGACCCCGCGCGTATCGTGATAATTGAGGCTAGCACGAAATCGGGCAAAACCGCGGGTTGTCTGTTGTGGTTGTTCGCGGCCGCGTGGAACGGGCGCGGCGGCAATTATTGGTGGATCGCGCCGACGTTCCACGTTACGAAAACCGTTGGATATATGCGGTTGCAGACGATGTTGCGACAGGCCGACCCCGCGAAACGCACGTGGGACGACAACGACTCCGAATTGTGCGTGCGACTCGCGAACGGTTCGCGCGTGTGGTTCAAATCCGCCGACAACCCCGATAGCCTCTTCGGCGACGACGTAAGCGCGGCCGTCATAGATGAGGCGACGCGGTGCCCCGAAGCCGCGTTCAACGCGGTGCGTTCGACACTCACCGCGACGCGCGGGCCGCTACGAATCATCGGCAACGTAAAGGGCCGAAAGAATTGGGTATACCGATTGGCGCGAATGGCGGAAGGCGGCGCGCCGAATATGGCCTACCACCGCCTTACCGCGTGGGATGCCGTAGACGGCGGCGTATTGGACGCCCGCGAAATCGAAGAGGCGCGCGCGATTCTTCCTGAAAACGTATTCCGCGAATTGTACCTAGCCGAACCAACCGACGACGGTAGCAACCCTTTCGGCGGCGACGCAATCCGCGCGTGTGTCGCGCCACTATCGACGGCCGCGCCTGTCGCGTTCGGCGTTGACCTAGCGAAATCGCACGATTGGACGGTGTGTTGTGGCGTCGATTCGTCGGGCGCCGTATGCGTGTTGGAGCGTTGGCAATCCGATTGGGGCGCTACGCGCGAACGCGTCGCGCGCATCGTTGGGAATTCGACGGCGTATATCGACTCAACAGGGGTAGGCGACCCAATCACGGAAGACATATGCCGCGCGTGCCGCAACGCGGAGGGGTTCAAATTCACGAACGCAAGCAAACAACAGATAATGGAGGGGCTATCCGCCGCGATTCAATCTCGCGAGGTTCGCTACCCCGACGGTTGGTTGCGCGCCGAATTGGATTCCTTCGGTTTCCGATATAACGCGGGTAGGGTTATGTATGAGGCCCAATCGGGGCACGACGACGGCGTGTGCGCGCTTGCGCTTGCGATCGCCGCACGGCGGCGACATAAGCCGTTTCTATTCAAGGTAATTTGACCTATGAACTTACTACGCGCCATTGTGAAAGCCGCCGACCCCCGCGCGTGGATTAGCGCATCCACCCGAAGTTTCGAAATGCGGACAGGCGAAGGGCGCGCCGCGCCGTTCGACCACAAAGCCGCGGTGGCCTACTACAATTCGTGGATTTACGCGGCGGCGTCAATCAACGCGAACGCGGTCGCGTCTACTCCACTACGGCTATACGTGCGCGGCGACAACTCCACGCGGCAATTGTGGAACACGCGCGCGGCGTCGCGTAAGTCTGTCGCGCGCTTGCGCGGCGACACCGCGCACCAACCGTCGGCGGTTGTGATGCGGAAAGCCGCGGAACTAGGCGACGATTTCGAAGAGGTTACGGACGACCACCCGTTGTTGCGCCTGTTGTCTACGGCTAATCCGTGGTTCAACGGATACGACGCAACGGTGTTGCGTGTCGTGTGGCAGGAACTAACGGGTAACGCTTACCAACACGTCATCACCGACGCATTTGGCACGCCGACAGAACTATGGCCGATGCCGCCACAATGGACGGAAGTAATTCCCGACCCCGTCGAATTTATTAGCGGCTATCGCTACGGCAAGGGTAGCGAATCAAAACAGACCTTCCCCGCCGATGAGGTTATCCATTTCCGACGGCCGAACCCGCGCGACCTGTTCTACGGCATGGGGAAACTAGAAGCCGCATGGGGTGCCGCGAACGCGAACGCCGCGCTACATTCGATGGATTTGGCGATGTTCCAAAACAACGGGCGCCCCGATTACCTGTTGACTATCAAAGGGAACGCGTCGGGCGATGAATTGGAACGCGTAGAGCGCGCAATCAAACAGAAGTTTCGCGGGCCGCGTAACCGCGGCAATTTTATGGTGTCTACCGCGGAAATCGACGTCAAGCCGCTAGCGTTCCCGCCAAAGGATCTTACGGGGCGCGACGACGTCGTGGAAGAAATCGCCGCGGTGTTCGGCGTGCCCGTATCCATGTTGAAGG